CTTCTGGCGTGGTGCCTGTGATCGCCAGTGCGATTTGCGTGTAGAGGCTCCTGCCGGCGATATTGAAACCTGGCTGCAAGTCGGGAATAGGCGCATTAAATGAAGCTGGTTGGAATGTCACCTGGTTGTCTATCGACGTTAAAATCGTGATGGTGGTTCCGGTTGGCACTGGTGGCGCATTGGCCCCTGACACCTGAGAGGCGGGAGCAATCCCCATTGGAACGACTGAGGACCAGGACACTTGAGAAGAATTCACCACCTTTGCAGCATCAATGCTGATCGCCAGCGATATGCGCGAGCCAGTCTGGTCATATGCGGTTATCGGTTGTACCTTTACGTTAGAATAGCCATTGTTACTAATTTGCGCGTTCGTCTGAAGTGGCGCGTTGATCGGGTCGTAAGGATGCGTGGTCGAATCGTAAAAGGTGATATACGTCGTTGCCGCGCCATCGGTCAGTTTGATATTCCTGAAGTACGCCTGGTAATTCCCAACATTGTCGCCTTCTAAGGCGATATCCACGAAACTAAGCGTTTTACTGCTAACAGCGGCCCAAGGCTGGCTGACGTTCAACTTGCGATGATACCATTGGTCGTTCGCAAATCCGCCAAGGTCGGTTCCAGGATGCGCATTGATGCCAAACTGGTCTAAGATGCCGGCGTCGCGCAAGGTTGTGCCATCGGTACAGACGACATCGATTCCCGCCATGGGTAGTGGGCTGCTAGAGGAAACCCACACATCATATTCAAAGACATAGGTATTACCAGATACAAGCGGACCATAGGAACCGCTCCAAATCTTCCAATAGCAGAACGCGTTCAAGCCTGAGATCACGCAGGTGCCCGTCATCTTGATGGCGTTATACGCCTTCAGATTTAATTGATTGTTGCGCGCATCTACTGATACGAGCGTGCCAGCGGCAAAATCAGCCGTTGCCCTATCGGTTTGTGTGACGTTCGTTCCTGCTGGCACCAGCTCCAGATCGCCATCATCGACGTTACTTGCACCCACAACACCGGTAAGCGTTCCTGCATTGAAGTCAGTGGCCGTCGTGTCCCGTCTGAACGCATATTTAGCCGTGATGCCCTCACTTGCAAGCGTGTTGAGCAACTGGCAGAACATGACGCCCGCGTAGATGTTTTGCGCCTCTGGCCCGTCGTAGGTGCGCTTCTCGGCCAGGTAGTGGTTATCGCGCACGCCAATGTCGGTAATGATGAGCGTGTTTGGGCTTACCCGATCTTCTATCGCCGCACTCACAAAGCCGGTGTATTGCAGGCCGTTCACGCTGTCGGTGATGCTGACGGGCTGGCCTTTGGTATAGTGGTTTGCGCCGCTGTCATCTTTCACCTTGAACATCAGGGTGGATACAGCGCTGATCGCGTCACTTTCCTGGAATGAGCTTTCCAGGATTTGTACAGGAACGCTGTTGATGGCAACGCTTAACGTACCCATATCAGGCAGACCTCCCGCCAGGTCCGAGTTTGAGCCGCACCAATTGGTCAGTGGTCGTGCTCATGGCCTGTGCAAATGCCACGCGATCGAACTCAAAGACAAAGGTCTGACCATCGCTAAGCCCGTTGACTCGATGTACCCGCCTGACGCCAGGTACGGGATTTGTGGGATATTTGGGTGGATATGCACCGGGCCTATATCTATCCCGATGGAGTCGATACCGCCAATGAAGCCGTTGATCATGCCGATGATCCAGTTGATTGCTTGCCTGATATCGCCTACGATGCCGTTCCATATGCCGGAGATGAGCGAGCCTAAGCCTGAAAATGCGCTGCCGATGGCGCTGATGCCGGACTGAATCCACGAGCCGAATGCTGAAAATGCCGCGCCTGCAAGCGAGAAGGCCAATCGCCAGGCGAAGAGCCACAACTGGATACGGTCACCCAGTCCAGAGAAAAAGCCACCTATGGCCGAAGTCACCACGTGCGCGACACCGCCAAGCCAGGAGAAGCGCTCACCAATCCAGCCGGACACCGTCGCCCACAGATTACCTAGCCACTTCACGATAGCCCCCCAGTGCTGGATTGCCAGGATGATACCGAACACGACCGCCGCCACGATTGCCCCTATGAGCAGAATAGGCCAGGTTGCGGCAATGGTGGCTACAGCCGCCGCCCACGCCGCTGTAGCCCAGGCAATGAAGGCGCTGACCAGTGCCACCGCGATGACGATGCTCACGCCTGCCAGCACGGCTTTGAGCCCATCCATCGCGAGCTCGTTCTGCTTGAAGAAGTTGACCACGTTGCTCCCGATCGTGATGAGATTGACAAACCCAGGAATGAGCTTGGTCGTCAGGATGGTGCTAAAATTCGTGATCAGCGGCATGCCGTTTGCCATAAACCATTGCCCAAGCCGTATCAAGAGAGGCATGACGGCCGTACCGATCTTGATCTTCACATCCTCCATCGTATTTCCAAGTTCCTTCATCATGCCGCCGAAGGTCTTGCCAGCGGCCTGCGCGCTTCCCCCGAATTCCGTCCCCAGTTCCTTCAGAATGACCTTTTGCGCGCCGATGATGTTGTTATGCGCCATCATCTCTTTGACGGTCGCTTTTTCTTGCGCGCTGAAGGTGACGCCAATACGCTGCAAAGCGGTCATTCCATGTGTTGGATCACCTAATGCCTTACCGACCTGGATAGCGCTTGATTTCAAGTCCTGGCCCATGGCTTGCGACACGTCTAAAATGCTTTGTGTCGCCTGAGGAAACACGCCCTTGCCAATGTTGGTGAAGGTCAAGAGCAGGTTCTCGCCGCCTTGCACAGTGTCATGCGAAAAGTCCGTTGTTTGCGAAAGCGCGTCAGCCATATCATTCAGCGAGGCAGTGGTTTCGCCTGACACATCTTTGGTGGATTTCAAGACCTGGACCGTCTGCGCTGCCACAAACGCGTGCTTCTCGGTCACACCAATCACGTCAAGCGTCTGCTCTTTGAGGAAGCCGAGCGCCCCGCCAATGGTCGCCAACCCTTCATCGACTGCGGCAAAGGCCAGGGCGTGCTTGATCATCTCGCCAAAGCCGAAGCCCGCCTCCTTGGCACCCTCGCCCGTCTTCTTGAGGCTTTTACCCGACTCTTCAGCCTTTGAGCCCACGGAGGACAGTTCGGACTTGACCGATTTGACCTTCGAAGTCAAATCAGACACATCTGCCTTGTATTTCACAAGTAAGTCGCCTACTGATACAGTGCTCACGCGTTACCTGCTTCCTCTTTGGCTTTGCGTTTGGCTTCCTCGATCTCTGCTGCTACCTCTGCTTTGGTGTCCTCTTTTTCCAGTTGGTAGAAGACAATCCACTCGTGGAACTCCGTCGCCGTCATGCGCTCGAAGAATTCATCTTCTGTAAGCCCTGATCCGGCTGCCCCGAGTTCCCGGTAGAGGAATTTTGAGAACCGTTTGATTGGGCTGCTTGCAATTTTTTTTTCGTTTCGGCCAGCAAATCAACGCCGATGCCCGATGCTTCAGACGCAAGATCAGACAAGGGTTTCAGCACCACCAGGCCAAAGGTAGCCACGCCAGAGCCCTCACCCGTAGTTGTGCCCATATCCGTGTCGCTGAACAAACGTTCTTTGGTGGAGCGCATGACCAGCGACTTACACACCACGGCAGCCATCATCAGGATTTCATCGGTTTCGCTGTCTGGTCCCTCAGACAGCTTCTCGCACTGCTTGAGTTCGGACGCCTTGAGTTCCAGCACGGACAGTTCACCGTCAAGCTCCTCTAAGCCAGGAAGCGAGAATTCGACCGGCTTCTCTTGCAGTTTGCGATTGAACAGTAAAGCGCGCGCCTCCGCTGCATTATGTGGCATAGATTTGTCCTTTTCTTACTGATAATATTATTAGGAATTGAAAAACTCGTCCGTGAGTTGGAACACCAGATCTTGCGTCACGACCTTGCCCGCATCCGTCTTGATGTTGCAATCGCCCGCGTAACAGAAGCCCTCGTAGCGGTTGCCTGGTGGCGTTTGAAACGACACAATCAAGAAATCACGCGCCACCAGGCTTTGCGCCCTGGCTATGTTGATCCAGAAGCTTCCATACTTGAGTGTTCCCTCGAGCGTGGTTGGCGTGAAGCTCTTAGCACCACCAGAAGCCGCTGCGCTCTGGAATGTCGTGGTGTCGTCCGTGTTCATCTTGCCATTGAACTCACAGGAAGCGGCTTCGGCAATCTGCGCATACGGGAAGTAGTTGCCTGAATGAAACCTCACCTGCGTTCCGGCAAGTTGCATAGCAGCAAACACCACGCGTGCGTTGGCCCGAAACAGCGTGAACCCTGATGTGATGGTGGCCCACGTTGCGCCGCCTTGCAGCCTGCTAGGAACCGGGGTAGGAGAGACACCACCCAGTAAGCTGTTAGTGCCAACCGTGATCAGCGCTTCAGCCGTCTTTGCCATGGTGCCCGTGAATTCTACGATGATGGGCGTTGCCGGTAGCGGGCCACCGCTACAGACCACCTGGCCCGCAAGGATGCTCGAAAGCGCCGTGAGCGCCGTCTGCATCTGTGCGGCGGTACAGTTCCAGTTGAGCGCCGCTGTGGTCTGAGCCCCAAAAACCAACGTGAACGTGCCACTTGTCGGCGGACCGCCAGTGATCGCGATTTGCTGCGTCTCGTCGTACTGCGCCTGCACCACCACCGGCACCGATTTGTCCAGGTAGCGGTGGGCTGCTACCGACGTGATAAACGTAATCAAGTCCACCGTCGTGGTCGCATCGTCAGTCAAGGCCACGCTAGGCAGGGACGCTACTAGCACCTGGCTTGAATATCCAGCTACAGCCATCGCATGGCCTCACTTTCTGCGCTATTAGGTCAGGGTAACGGTGCCATTCATCAGCAGCGTGAACTCGACGTCGACTTTTGACTTCGGGTCCGTCTTGATGATGTAATCGATGATATAGGCGCTGAACGTGTACGTGTTCGTGACGTTGGGCGAGAAGATGAACGTGGTCAGCGTCCTGGCAAAGAACGCCGTCTCGATCACCAGTTGCCCGTTCGTGTCGGCCTTGTTCCACGAGCCGATGATTTTGGCTTGCATTTCCAACAAGGTCGGGACAAAGGTCTTGGTGCCCACAGCAGCGCCACCAGAGCCGCTGAACGCCGTGGTTTCCACGGTACCCATCTTGAATGGCAACTCATGGGTCATGATATCTAAGACAGCGTTGGCGCCGATTTTCAGCGTCGCTGGATAGGCGGCTACAGCCATAATGGCATCTCCTTACTATTGTTCTTGCGTGAAGCTCTCGTACTCCACCGATGTATGTAAGATTTTATTGTCCCCTGGGTCATTCATCGGGATAGCGCCCTGGTACAGCATATAGACCAGCTTTTGCGTCGCCAGCGTCATCGGCTGCTGATCGAGCAGGACGTTCATGCGTGCCAGAATCTGCTGTGACTTCTGAAAGCCGCCGAACTGACTATCCCAAATGTGCAATTTCACCATCGTGAGATAGCCGCGCGTACCGAAGGCGTTCATCTTCCCGCCTACCTCGTGGCTATCCCCGAGCGTGAGGTACGGGAACGGCTGGTTCTCAGGCACGGCCCCGAAGTCGAACACGGCATAGGTGCCGATCATGGGAGCCGCCAGCAGCGCCACCAGCGTTGCATCGCCGGTGAGCCTGGCATAGACCGCCGTATCGACTTCGTTCAAGGATGTTTGCGCACTCAAATGTCACCGCCTCCCAGATCAGCCTGCAATTGCTTTGCCCCGGCATCGAACCCTTGACGCAAGAACGGTCGCCCGCGCATCTTCACGGTACCCTCATGCACGAATAAGGCGTAGTAGACGTTTGTTCCAATGGTAGACTCAAGAAACACTGAGTTATCCACCTGGATGGACGCCCGCAGCCTGCCACCGTGATAATTCTTGATGCCCGTTGACTCTGGTGTGCCCACCGGGCAGTTGATCTTGGCGACTTTCTGACAGGTGAACCCGGCCAGATGCACGAACTTATTGGCGCGATTGACCAGGCGCTGATAGTGCGCGTCGATCTGCGCGAATACCTCGTCCATGCCGCTGATCGTGACTTCATCGCTCATGATCGTATCGTCCCTGTTGCTTGCCATTCTTCCAGATACAAGATGATGTCCGTGTTGGCTTCATCGTAGTTCGCTACCCCGCGTATCCAGTAGATGTGGTTGCCATACATCATGCGCATCGTCACACTCACGTTCGTCCCGCGCCGCCAGCGCATGTATGCCCTGGAACTGACGCCCGGATAGAGCGCTTGTGCCAGAAACTTCTCGTACGGCGACCACGTTCTAATCGTGACAGGCACCTCTGTCAGCCCTGCCACATCTACCCAGTTCCCGCCGTTCACAAAGCCGCCCTGGCCGTTGGGTGTGCCGGTGAGCGTCTGAAACTTCACATACACCTTGCGGCCTGAAGCGGTCGCGCTGACCTGTTTGCGACTTGAGAGCGATGGCATTACAGCACCCAACTCTTTCTGCCCAGGAAGATGTTGCGCAGCTCGTCTCCCTTGTCTTCGCCAAGCCGGTTCTCATACTTCCAGGCAATGTATTGCAACAACATCAACTTCAGTTCAGGCGGCAACGTCGCATACCCACAGGTGAACGTCAGCCGGTACTGATAGGCCGGTGGCGGGTACTGCAAGAGCACCACACCCGGAATAGGCAGCGTATCCACGACGTAGTTCGGCACGCCATTGACCGATGCGGGCCAGGTCTGCCAGGCATTGAACACCGTAATCCTGTACTCAAACAGGCTCACCGCTGTTAAGGGCGGCTGTGGCAACGAGAGCACGAACGGAGCCGGTGAGAACGGGTTAGCGCCTAGGCTCTCGTTGTACTGGTAAAAGTCCTGGTCGTACAGCAGCTTGAAGCCCGATAGGCTGCCGGCGTTGATTTGCGGCATCGTCCACATCGCCTGGATGGTTTGTGGCGCGAACGCCTTGCCCGTCATGCGCTCAGCGTCTGCACGACACTGCGAGATCAGCGCTGTGAGCACCGTGTCGTCATCGGTGAAATCGACACGCAGGTAGGAGCCTGTGGACACTGATCTCAGATCAGGCAGCGATACAGGCTCTGTTGCCACCGGGACCGTGACTTGCCAGTCAAGTTTCAAGCTATCGCTCATGGACGACGCCTCTCTTTACGCCTAGGCAGCCGGGAAGATGTTCGGCGCGAACAGGTGACCCAGGAGCGCATAGACCGCGCCGGTGGTTCCTGTCTCGGTTGTCACGACCTGCACGTAGCGCTTGCGCCCGATATAGTCGATGCGCTGCACCACGGCTGTCGCGGCATTGATGGGCAAGAATGTAGATGCTGTGCCGTACACGCCCACCTCGGGATTAGGCACCAGGTCAGCCGCCACGACCGCCGTCCACGTCGAGTTATCATCTGACTCGTTGATCACGAAGGCGTGCGTGCCGTCTGTCCAGAGGCCAGGGCACAGTTCAAGCGTCAAGGCCGCGTAGCCACCATTGCGGTAGCGGTCAACACTGGCACTCGTCGCAGTGGCTATGTGCGCTGCAGGCACAAGCATCTGGATCGTCCAGAAGTACCTGGACGGGTTTTTTCCGGTAGGGCCAATAAAAGACATGTGTTCTATTCTCCTTTGTCTTTTGTCTGCTCTTTTATCAGCAGTAAAAAGACAACTATGCTTAACCCATCTTCAGGACAGAGATCGCTTCAGGCAGAACCACTTTTCCGCCGACGCGCACGCGGGCCAGATAGGCGACCTGGTTCTGAATGGCGAACAGTTCTTTCAAGGTCTGGAAGGTCAAACCCACACGGTCAACGATCTGGTAGCCTTGCCCGATGTCACCGAAGATGACGGGGAACTGACCAGCGGTGAATGCCGGGAAGGTGCCAGCCTGGTTGGGCATGTCCGGCATCTCCACGATGGGCCGGCCGAAGAGGGTTTCGGAGAAGACATCTCCGAACATGGTCCAGATCGGGCGCGTGGTGGTGTCTGCGAACAGCCGGCAGATGCCGATGGTGGAGTTCGACATCAGCCACGTGCCCGTAGCGCGGTAGCCTGATTTGCCAACGTGCATGAGGGAGATCAGGTCGGATGGCAAGAGTTTGTGGTTGGTGGTATCAGTGCCGACAAACTGGTTCATGCCACCGGCCACCGGGCTGGTGATTGCCGCCACCGTCAGGATGCCTTCAGGACGCGCCACACCGTTGCCGAGAATGAACGCCGTGCCCTCTTTTTGCGCGAATTGACGGGTAAGACGCTTGAGGATGTACGCTTCGACATCAAACACGCTATCTTCCAGGTTCTGCCGAGACAGCTTCAAGTAGCCGTTCAGTTCACGGGCGAACACCTCGATCATGCCCAGGTTGGGGTCAGGGCTGGCCTGGAAGCCGCTTTGCTCGTCGGACCAGAAGATGTTCGTATCCGTTGCACCCTCACTGGGGATCAAAAGCTTCTCGCCGCCGATGGTCTGCGTGTCTGCATAGGCGCGCAGCGGGGATATAAGGAATAGCTTCTGGATAAACTTATCCGAGAGGTCAGTCCCTGCAAAGAACCCGCCCAGGTCAGCAGCAGCAGAAACCATAACTTTTTGCTCAGGGGTGTACTGGTCGTAGTCCATGTGGTTGAATGAGATGTAGGAAAGTTCTTCCCTCGTTAATGCGGTTGAGTCGCCGCCCTTCCTAATCCACTTTTCCAGGGCCTTAGTTGCGGGCGGCTTATAGGAGCCCGCGGAAGAGCCAGGATAGCCACCAGGAACAGGCGGGCGTTGGGCCGCAAGCAGCGTCTCTTTTTGCTCCAACACCAGCTTCTTGTACTCTTTGATCTCAGCTGAGATCTTGGCGTTGATGGCTTCCAGTTCTTTACGC